TGGCATAGTTCCGAAAGGGCTTTATACGCCCGAACATGCCACTCATTGAAGCATTGATGATACTATCAGATATGGGCTGATTGTGTAACAGAGCTGTTAAAATAGCAGATTGTGCAATGCGGGTTTCGGGCTCTAATAGTGGCATTGCAACTGAAGCTACAGTTAATTTAGTTTCACTGAACATACCCATGGATTAATTATAAAGTAGGAGCCAGAAGCCCCTACTTTATCCTTTTAGTTATGGAGTAATGCCATCTTTTAATATAGTGATCACTTCACCTAAACTAGCCCCATTTAACTTATTGGTTGTGCTTGGAGCGTATTCTATTGACTGATCACTATTCAAAGCTACGGCCATAAAATCTACCATAATCTTAGCTACTTTCTGTTCAGCATCTCGCAGAAAACCATTGGCCTGGTTCTCATACAAAGTCATTTGCTTTTTGAGAACACCATCTAAGGTAGAGGATGCATTTAAGTAAGGAGCACCTGTTTGCATCGTAGTTCCGGTTTGGGCAAGTTCACTATTTGCTTTTTGAGCCAATAGAACTACTTCAGCAGCGGTCTTATCTTTCTGTTCTTTCATTAAACCAGCAGCACAGTAAGCATCTACAGTCTGAGCTTTCTCTGTATCTAATTTCTGACCAATTAATTCAATTTCTGCATCGATCCGAACTACTTCAGCAGCGGTCTTATCTTTCTGTTCTCTCATTAAACCTTGAGTACAGTAAGCATCGGAGGTCTGAGCTTTCTCTGTATCTAATTTCTGACCAATCAATTCAATTTCTGCATCGGTCCGATTTACTTCAGCAACTATTTTATCTTTCTGTACTTTCACCAAACCAGCAGCGCAGGAAGCATCAACTGTCTGGGCTTTTTCTGTTTCTAATTGCTGTGACACTAGAGATTTTTCAGCAGCTATTTTAGCTTTCTGTTCTTTCAGTAAACCACCAACACAGAACAAGTCATCCGTCTGTGCTGATTCTGTTTCAACTTTCTGATTAATTAACAAAATTTCAGCATCGATCTGATCTGCTTGTTTTTCCATGTGAGCTGCGTCTGCTTCCCACTTGGCTTTCTGTGCTCCGATAACACCGGCTGCACTTGCAGTATCATCCGTTTGTGCTAATTCCGTGACTGTCTTTTGTGTTGTTAAAAGGACTTCAGCAGCAGTACGATCTATTTCAGAAGCTGTTTTGTCTTTCTGCAGGGCAACTAAGCCCTCAATATCATATGATCCATTAAGACCATACGCACTAGCAGCAACACTGATTGTATTATCCGTCTGAGCCAATTCAGTAATGATCTGCTGGCCTGTCAATGCTTGTTGAGTATCAGCAATTTCTATCTGTTTATCAGTTAATGTACCCTGTTTAATAGAGTTGGCAATTTGCTGTGCTTCAAGATCCTTCTTACTTTTGATCAAACCCTCTACAGCCGTAGTACCATTCAAACCAAAACCAGAAGGAATAGAATCATCTGTCTGGGTAAGTTCAGTAACTGTCTGTTGAATAATAAGATCAATCTGAGCATCTTCTTTTTCAATTTGAGAAGCAACCAGGCTAGCTTGCAGGGCATTAATATCTTTTTGGCTCTTAATTATACCTTCAATAGCTGTAGTACCATTGAAGCCTAAACCTTCAGGTACAGTATCATCTGTTTGAGCCAATTCGGTTACAGTTTTTTGTCTAACCAGAGCGATCTCAGCAATGATCTTTTCTTCCTGTTGATGATTCAATAGGAAAGCCACAGATTGCGGTAAAACAGATGTTAACATACCTAAATAAACTGTGGCGTATTCCTGTCCTGTAATTCGTCCAGCATTGTATTCCTCTATAAGATGCAGTTTGGCAGTTGCCATAAGCACATCAAAAACACCCGTTCCTTCAAGGCTTTTAGTTGTCAGACGAGTGACATCAGGTTCTGCTAAAGTAGAACCAGAACTGTTTAGGGCTACTGTATCAATGGTCGTTACCATAAGTGTATCCTATGCATCTATACTATGATTAAGAATTTGGCGATCTGCCAATTCTTTAAGTTCTGCTTTCGTAAGTGGATCTAATAGTTCCACGGCGAATTCCGGGACCAGACTGCTTTTTGTTATTTTAAGGCCATTTGATGTTTTGACTTCGAAATGCTTCTGGTATTTTCGCTGTTTGATGTGCTCATAAATAATGTTAGGCACATGATAACCCGCATCTACATTGAAAGGCACAAATTTTTTAACTGAACCAAGAACAGAATTACCAATATCAAATAACTCGCCTTGCCAGGATTTCTTATCTGGATTCATACAAGTTATCCGAACTCGAACCAGTTTAAGGGCTTCGTTCCTAAGTTTAGTACGTTGCAGGGCTATAAGCTCCTGTACAGAATATTTTTTTACTGAGGAGGAGTTTTCTGCATCCTGTTTTGCTTTTGGTTCATCCTCAAGATCTGGTTTTAATTTAGCATCAACTTTCTTTGTTAAAGATTCTACCCCAATGGAGGGATGGTATTGAATTCCCATCACATCCGCTCTTTGTTTCAAAAGAGTTAGTTCATCGGTTACTTCTACTGCATCCATGTCATCCAAATCTGCCATCATCTTTCCTTTAGTATTTTAATTGAAGAAAAGCCTCTCCCCAATTACGAGGAGAGGCATTGAATATATTAAACTAATTTATCCTACCATCTGGCTACAGACCAAAGGACTGCAATCCTTTCTGGTCTAAGAGCCATAAAGCCGTAATACCATTTGATGGACATAAACCCAGTCTCACCGTAAGGATCAGACGTAGTGGCCTGTTGTTCACCAGGTTTTTTATGGTAAATCTTAAATTTTACAGATTTGCCACTAGTCTGGAAGCCAATAGTGGTGAAAGACTCAGAACCTACAACCAGCATTGGATAAGCATTATACTTACCGCCGGTAACACGGTATCCAGCATTAACATCTTCAGCAATTCCAACAGTGCTACTACCATCATGGTGCATCATCTCAGGAACAACACAGACCCGGAAAGAACCAATCGTGCCGATCTCGCCATTGAGGATTGTACCGGCAGAAGCATACTGCTGAACCGGAATAAATGCCTGGTGAGCGTGGAAATCAGTCATTCTTTCAATGGTAGGCTGCAGTTCAGATCCGATATACATAACCCGGGCAGAAGGAATGGTTTTAGTATCTACCATCCGGGAACCCGTAATTACTTTGGTGTGCTTCGGGCATCTGTTATTGTCCAGAGAAATAGAAAGCTTGGATAAATCATCATAATCTACTTCTGTCAGAGTAGCAGCAACACCAGACATACCAGATAGAGAAGTAGCAGCGCCCGCATACCGAACAACACCCGCCGCATTCAGCAAATCGATCTGAAGCTTATCTTCAGTAAGCTCATTGGCACCGAAAAGCATTTCACGGTTGATGTGCATCTCAAGGTCAGCATCAGAATCAAAGTCCAGAGATTCCTGGGTGTATTCGTCAAAGAAACCATATTTGGTAATATTGGCTTCAAGCTCAATACGTTTGAAACCTACCCGGTTGACACGACCACCAGTTTCAGTAAGGGTCGGCAGCTTACCAGAAATCGTACCAATATCTTTACTGGAACCATAAAGATTACCAGAATGGGGAACTGCAGAAGCTTCAAGGTCAGTACCAAGACCATTAACACCAGTAAGGGTTACACCTGCTTTATTGGCAAATCTGTATCCCAAAACGTATGCATCGCCAGCAGCTCCAGTGATCGCAAGCTCGGCAGCTGTAACATCATTAGCTACTAGTCCTAGACCACCACCTGTAGTATCGCCCACTATCCATAGACGAACAGATTCAGCAGCAGCAGCTACGGCAGCAGCATCATTAGCCCCAATACCGGTAAAATATACTTTGTTTGAGACAGAGGTTCCAAAGTAGGGCGGAATATTAGGAATACTTCCATCGTCCATGGTCACAACAACAGCGGCTTCTTTATAAGCATTATCCGCAGTAACACTATTGGCATCAATACCCTGATCATTAATATTGGCATCATCCAGCAAGGGCAAATAGTGAAACCGTTTAATGGTCTTACCCATATTTTTTGGCATACTGACAGTATCAGCAAGCTGAGAGAAAAACTGCTCTTTCTTCATCTCGATAAGAGCTTTTTTCTGGTAATAGTAAGTAGTTAGCTGAGAACCAATCTCAGAAGCAGTTCCGCCAATGGGGTCGTTGTACATCATTTCATCAGACATAATATTTTAATCCTATCTTTTAAGTTTGAGTTTGGAATTGTTTGACATCAAATTTATCAAACTCCTCATCTGATAGAGCCAAAGGATTATAGTTTTGACGAGCCGGTGTCTTAATAGTTTTCACGGGTCCGGCTGCCTTCTTATTCTTTATCCGATCAGCCTCCTTCAAATCAGAAGTCTGCTTTGTCACTACATTAGCTGCTAACGGTTTTTGAGGTATCGAAGCAGGTGGACGTTTGCCAGAAGGGTATAGAATATCTCCCATCTGTTTATACGCATCAAAATCAGA